TCTGCACCGTCTGCTACTGCACCATAATTACCATAAACGTTTGCAGAACCAATTGATCTTAGCTCTGCGCCGTATTTTACAGTGCTTCCATCAGTGCTAAGATGTCCTGTAACACCATCTACAGCATACAATCCTCTATTAGCAAAGTAGGTAAATGAGTTAAGCCATTCTACCCTTACACCGTTTGTCATTGTAACTGCATCAACACCTGGTGTGATAAATGTTACACTATGGAATAGCATACTTGCTTCTTCGCTTGCACTGGTAACATCAGCACCGTCTATAAGAGCACCTTTACCAGCATCTCCACTTGCAAAGCCTCGCGGATCGCTTGCACTTGTAGTTGTGCCTTGTGTAATAACTGTTACGTTTTGAACATACGGAGATCTTGTAGTTACAACAGTGTTTGGTGCAAATCGGAAAGCATAACCTGTATCATTTCCACTGTCATAATAAAAATCTTTTACAGTTAGATTTTGAACTGTACTTTCACCATTTAGTAAAAATACATCCTCACTTTGATAAGCACTTTCAGGACGTATAATAGTGTTACGCATATCTTCGCCAATAATGCTAACTTGCGAGGGAACTTCTAAAGGTAATTCTTCTTCGTATCCGCCAGCATATACAAAAACTGTTACCGGACCGTCAATACTTGCATCTGCAAACGCAAGAGCTCGTCTAAGTGTTTTAAATGGACCGTTTGGATGATCACCAACATTAGCATCGTCCCCATTTTGTGCAACATATATTATATTGCCCTGTCTTAAAGTGTAAGGATCAATTCCTGACAAATCTACAGTAGTACTTGTGATTGTACCACCATTTACTAAAACCGTATATAGTTCGCTCCATCTTCTATCAGGCAAACCTAAATCATATGCTATATGAGTAGAAGGAACAATGTTAGAATCAACATCAGTATTAAAAACAACAGTATCAACAGGATATGTTGAATCATCTCCTGCGTTACCAAACGTAATATTACCATCAAAGGTTACATTTCCTGTGGCGTGTAAATTAGCATTAACTTGTAGATCGTTGAAAATTTCTACAGTGCCTGTACCGTTTGGAACTAATTCTATATCACTGTTAGATCTATAGGTAGATATTGAATTGTCTGATATGTGAAGATTATCAGTTTCAAAATTAGATAAATTTATGCTTTCAGAAGCATTTAAGTAAATGTTACCTACTAAAACATTTAGATTATTGTTAGATATATTATAATTTGCTATGTCAGCATTAGTAGCTATTTGATTTGTAGTAGAATATGTTTCGTTAGACAGATCAAGTTCTATACTTGCAACGTCTTTGTTAATCCCTATACGTCCGTTATTAACGTCAAGGTATAGTAATACATCTTGGTCTAATGTGTTTCTAAATTTTAAATCTATACCGTTGCGTTCTAAATTAGCAGTTAGTAACGGACCTGATATTCTACCTACTTGTGCCACTCATATTCTCCTTGACACAGTATTTATTGGATTATTTGTCGAAGTTATGTATGACTGTAATTGGTTTATCAAGATCAGGTGCTGATGTAAATTCAAGGTACCAACCTGGTAAGTATGGACCTGTGCTAGATCCTGCTTTTAATATAAATCCAGTGCCAGCAACATAGTTTGCTAAGTTACCCCCTGTGGTATCAACACCAACTTCAATTTGATTAGCAGCCGGAATACTTACAATAGTATGTACGCTAGGTGAGCTGCTATCATCTGTGTTTAATGATTCTATTATATCGTCAATATTGCTCTCAACACCACTTACATACAGTAAGTCATCTGTAGTGTATCCGTGATTAGTTTCAGTTTGAATAACTGTAGTTGAACCTACACTTACAACAGTGGCAATTTCTTTTCTATCGCCAGGATTTTGTGTAAGTGAATAGTTTGTTGTAGGAAGCTGATAAACGTTTTCTACAAAGACTAAAATGTTTTGTGCTGCTACTGGTGCAGGTACAAATGGATCTCCGCTGTCTAAAGGTCCAAAAAATGTTTCAACAGCATCACCATAGCCTACTGTTTGTACAGTAATAGGCGATGTTGTTGATGGTACCGTACTTCTAACACCTACCCAAGCACCATTTTCGTATGCTTCAAATCTATTGTCATCTGTATTATATCTTATGTATCCGTCAGCTGCACTTGACGGTCTTTCTGCAGATGTTCCTTTAGGCACAAGCATTGCTTTGTCACTGTCCATCTGAACAATGTCATTTACATCGTATTTTACGCCCTTTCCGGCTATCGATCTAAGGTTTGTACTTTGTGCCTTAATTAATCTCATGTTATACTTCCAAGTAACTAACTGTTGCAGCTAAATTTGTCAAGTTGCCTCCAATATCTGGATTAGCAACAAAAGAAATTTTATCTCCAGCTTCTAATACTATTTTTTCACTATCAAATGTAAATGTTTCGCCTGCTGGTAGTTCTAGTTCTCTAATTACACATGTAATACTATTGCTTAAAGAATCACCATTAGGAATTAAATGCATATCAAAGTCTGCTGTATTTGCTGATGGAGATGCTCCTGACGGACTATAAGTATTGCAAACCATTACATTTGTTATAGCATATCTTTTTCCAGCAGGTACAGTTAGTATATCTAATTGAGTTGTTTGTAATTGTTGATTTGTAATCGCCATTGTATTTCCTCGTTAAAACAGCATACTGAAAACCAGTGCTCTGTTCCTGCTTATTATTTCATCATTTGTATTTGATTTATTTACAAAATAAAGACCTGAGCCTCCTTCAGCTTCGGTTTTACTGTAAATTTTTACACCTTCACTTGGTGCTGTTGGATCTGTTAAAGTATCATCTTCTGACGGTGTTTCTGTAATTTCTAAAATGTCCTTAACTTTAACACTTCCTGTACCAGGACTTGCTAATATTAGATCACTATTACTAAGTGTTGATGATATTTCAGTACCTTGTATTTTTATGTCTTGTAATTCAGTTCTATTTGAATATGCACTTACAACTACATTACCATCTACACTTAATTCTACTCTACTTTCTACCCCAGCAGTATCAAAGTCAATTACTTCTACAGAAGTATCGTTTTCTTCGATTCTATCTTGGAATACTGCACCTAACACATAATTAACATAATCTGTAACTGCTTTTGTATTAGGTATTCCGTCGTCATCAACAATAACGCCACCGCCGCCGTCTGTAATAACACCACCCGAGTAAGTAAATATTTGTTCTTCGTAATCTGAACTACCAGTAACAGAAATTACTCCGCCGCCGGTGCTAACATACAATGTTCCTCCAGCAACAATACCTGGAGTTTTAATCGGAAGCTCTTGCGTACCTTGTTCAAAAACAAAAGTACCTTGCCCAGATGTTCCGCCTAAAGCCCAGGTTATTTGCTCATCATACACCATTCTAGCGTTAGTTACAGATCCACGCTCTATTTCTATACCGCTTCTGTAACCTAATGCAGCAGGAATACCTGCTGCAATATTGTCTTTAGAAAGTACAATGATGTTATCTGCTATAGTAACATTGGTCGAATCAACAGTAGTCGTAGTACCCTTTACTTCAAGGTTACCTGTAATATAAACCCTACCGTTTAGATTATTTGTTCCATCAGTAGTGTCAAGGGTAATTGTACCCCCGTCCTGCGTGATGATTTTGTAATCTCCGTTTGATACTCTGACTACCTTTGACATAAATTATCCTTAGATTGCTGTCAATACTAATATGTTAGCTGTAGAGTCGTCTTGTATTTCCCATGTATAACGATTGTTATCAAAATCAATCATTGTGCGGTTTTGTACTTTACGAATATAAACTGCTTCGCCGCCAGCAACAAATCCTTGTAGTGACATTTCGTCGTTACCTAATGATCCAGTCGCTTTATTAACTAAGGTGCATACACCTTCGTTACCACCTACTGCATCTGGGTCGTCTGATACTTTAAATTTTGTTTCTGAACGCTGAGAAAGGATAATTCCTAATGCACTAGCAGTATTTGCGCCTACTTTTACTGAAACTGTTAAACGATCTTCGCTGGTTAAATCAGCGCCGCCTGGTGATACTTGTGTTGCACCAAAGTATCTTTTATTAAGTGGTCTTCCCATGATTATTTCTCCTTTGTTTAATCATTGCCGTTCTAGGGGCTACGCGGTGGATTTCCGCATAAGTCTTGTTTTACCAAGCACCTATAATTGACATTAGTATTTATCAATCTATCCAAAAGCCTCAGCCATAAAAAAAGGGCGACTTGCGCCGCCCTTTAGTTAGTATATTACCTAAGTAATTACTGGAAGCTAACGTTAGCAATAGTAACTTCGCCTAGGTAATCTGCTGCGTTACCTAGTGAAGATGCTGTGTTGTTCAACTCAACATATCCGTAGCGTGTCATGAAGCTCACGACTGGCTCGAATGTTGCTGGGTCTAGTACAACACCACTGCTCATCAATGGAATGTATGGGCAGTAGAACGCTGCTGCGTCTGATTCGCTTGAACCTTTGTAACCAACAAGCACTGGAGTTGCGTCTGAAGCATATGTATCAACATAAACTTTCATTGCGTTGTTCAATGTACCAACGAACTTAGTGTTTGTAGGTGCTTCGAAGCTACCTTCAGTTGTACGTGCAAAAGCTGAAGTTGTTGCTGACTGAAGAACAGTTAGTGCGTATGGAGACACAACTGCCCAGTTACCAGCACCACGTCTTGTGCGTTGTGCAATCAAGTTAGCAGTTCTGTTAATTAGAACAGCTAGTGCAGCATGTTCGTCACCGACGAAAGTAGCAGTACCTGAAACAGCAGACTGATCGAAAGCAGCGGCTGTACCAGCTAGTGTGCGTAGAGATCCTAGAACCTCTTGGTCGATTTCAGCGGTAATTTCTTGTGCTAGAGCAGCCATAATTTCTGCTTCAACATCAATACCATGCTGTGCCTGCGCATCCTGTGCAGACTCAAAAGTCCAACGAGCACTCAACTTACGAGTTTTCGCTTCAACTGTTTGCTTCAAGATTTGAATGCTTAATCTGTTACCAGCTGAACCTTCTAGTGTAGCTGTTGCTCCACCAGCTGCAGGGCTTGCTGCATTACCAGAATAAGATTCTGCAATCTTGAATGGTGAAAGTGCTTCTTCACCAGCTACGGCACCGCTTGCGCCTGTACCAGCTGTATCTGAATAACGTACTCTCAATGTGTGGATTTGACCCACTGGACCGGTCATTGGCTGAACACCAACTAACTCGTTAGCAATAACGGTTGGCATTACACGTCTAATGACTGGTAGGATAACTCTGTTTAGAGTTGCGACATTTCCGGCAGAAGTAGCACCAGCTGTTGCTGTCTCAGCCAAATACTTGCGAGTATTTTCTAATGCGCTTGACATTACAGCTTTCTTTGTGCCTGATAGGCCTTCAAGAAGGGCACCTTTGGTTTCCTGCCAGCGACTTTCTAGTAGTTCTGACATCATTTTCTCCTTAATATATTCCAGCAAGACGTTTAATGTCAATGACATTGTTATCGACTGCTGCTTTACTACTGTTTGTGTTTTCTCTATTGCCTGTTACTTCTTTGCCTTCTCTTAATACTGCCTTCTGCTTTTCTGGTGCATTACCGTCAATTACTGCCGGTAGATACTTGTCAAACGCAGAACGAAGTCTGTTAGTTTGAACTGATTCCAGTAAGTCTGTCATAATATCTTTTTGTTGCTTGCTCAATGGAGCAATCAACTCATGCATGATTTCTTTACGCTCAGCAGCTTCAACAAGACGCTTTTTATCAGCTTCTTGAGACTCTACTAATTGTTTAGCTTTTGCAGCAAATGCTTTTGCTTCAGAAAGTTGTTTATCTTTTGTTTCAACAACTTTTAAAAGTTTTGCAGTTTCTGATTTTTCATTCAGATAGCTGTTAGCATATTCACTTGCGAATGCTTCAAACAACTTGCGTCCAAAATCGTTTCTACGTGCAACTTCAATATCTTCTTTAAGTTGAGACATTTCACTGCGTAGTGCTTTATCAACTGTTTCTGATACTGCTTTTGCACTTCTCTGGATAAAGTTTTCTTTGACTTTAGCCAGGTGACCTTTTGCTTCTTTGACAAGTTTAACTTTGGTTTCAGCAAGGTCTTTCTTGTCTTCGTAAAATTCTGCAATTTCTTTAGCAAGACTTTCGACAACAAACTCTTCCAATTTGCTAAAGTTTTCACTAATAGCTTTTTGGTCTTCATGAAGTTCTTTAATTTCTTTTGCTAGTGATTCAACTACAAAGTGCTTTAGTTTGCTTGCATTTTCACGCATTGCGACAGCGTATTTTGCTTTTGCTTCTGCTAATTGCTTACGATCTTCGGCAAATTCTGCAACTTCTTCAGCTAGTTTTTCTGAAATTAGGTTATCAATGGCTTCTACCATTGTTGTTTTGTCATGCTCATATTTTTGAGCAAATTCTTCACGGAGTTCAGCGGTGACTGCAAGGCGATTTTCTTTCACCTTGGCATCCCACGCCTCTTCAAGTTCGCGGCGCACGTCTTCGGAAACTACATCATTTTCAAATAGTGTTTTTAGTGCATCCAACATGTTATTCTCCTTTTATTGGAGTCTATTGATTATATTAATCAAAGATTCTTTTAAGTATTTTTGTGCCTTATTATCGTGTTTTGTTGCCTGTGCAAGTTCGTAAGCCTTGTATCCTCCGCGGGCATTCATTAGATGCTCGTAGATTGGTGTAGGGTAAGCGCCTGGCGCACTAGGTTGCGCCACGACATCAACTGTTATAATTTCAAAGTCAGATACGGTGTTATTTCCGTCTTCTGACACGTTACCAGAACCTCTAGAGCTGACGCCAAGTTTGACGCCAGACTCTAGCATGGTTTTTACTAAGTTCCCCATTGGGGTTGGTAGAATTTTAAGTTTTCCATAACCGTTTGCATCGTCCATCCACATTTCTGTAATCATGTGCGAAACACGGTCAAGATTAACATTAAGTCCGTCAGGGTGATCAACTTCTCCGAGAACACTAAATCCTCCACTAATTTGATCGTTGAGAGTTTTGACAGCCCTGCCAATTTCATTTACAGGATATACACGTTGGTTTGCATTACGCACACCTCCTTGTATGCAGATACCTTTCATGTAAAGGTCTTTCCCGTCGTTGGCATTCTCAACTACCACTTTCGCTTGGTCGAATGTCAAATGCTCTCTTAATAAGTTATTCATCCTTAGTCCTTATTTGCCGCCAATAATTGATTTTTTATTAGCTGCGTTTTCGCCACTGCCTTTTTTCTCAGCGCCGTGGCCCTTTGGCATAGACTTCATTGACTTACTTGCTTTACCACCTGGAACATTCACGTTACCCATGTTGTCCTCTTTTGTTGATGGTTGAGCTAGTCCGCCTTGTGTTCCGCCGTTTCCGCCGTCACCGCCTTGTACCAAGTTAGAAGCAGTGCCACCCATGTCATTTTTACCAGCTACTGGTGACTTAGTGTTTGCACCGTTGTCGCCCATTTTAGCTGTTACTTTTTCTACATATTCGCGCATCTGCTCTGTTTCAGACTTAGGAGTTGTTTTTTCTTCAACTTCTTCATCTGATGCTTCATCGACTTCTTCATCGTCAGCTTCGAATGCCATTGCTTCTTCTTCTGGCTCTTCTTCGCCTTCGTCGTCGCCTTCATCACCCATGTCCATGTCGTCGTCATCGCCGCCCATGTCATCATCGCCGTCTTCGCCAGCCATTAGCTTTTCAAATTCAGCTTTAAGATCATCTAGTGCGTCTTCTAGGTCTTCAACACGGTCTTCCATGTCTCCGCCTTCTTCGTCGCCCATGTCCATATCCATTTCTGGCTCATCACCCATGTCCATCTCTGCATCGCCCATCATGTCGCCTGCAGGGTCCATTTCGTCTTCGCCTTCAACTTCAAATTCGTCTAGGTCAAATTCTTCTTCTAAATCGTCATCATCTGACTCATCTACTTCTTCATCATCTGACTCATCAACTTCTTCGTCGTCTGACTCATCTACTTCTTCATCAGTAGCTTCATCAACTTCTTCATCAGCTAAGTCATCTTCTAGTAGGGATTCGTATATTGAACGTGATTTTTCAACCACAATTTCGTGAAATAGCTCTTCTGCGCCTTCTTTATCTTCGTTGATAAGACGCTCAAGCATTTCTTCAAACTTGTTGCGATCTGCCATTGTTTTCTCCTATAAATGTTTTACCTATGGTAAGGCTGTCACTATTATTTACTCTTTATAGGAAAATATGCGTAGATATAGGCTCAAAACAGCCATTTTTTAAGAAAATATCAAATTCCAAACATATTTTGGAAATTTTTTATATCAATTGTTGTTAAATTGTTTAATTTATTTAGTTCGTCAGGTCGATAATTATCTGGTGCTATTACTCTGTAAAAATTAATATCTTTGTGATTTTCTATTACAGATTTTGTTTGTCTTAGCCAATTTCCAAAAAATGTAGCACCATCTCTACTTTGTTTGTAATTTTTTGTATCAGCATATATGTTGTTAAACTTTGTTCCGTTTTCTAAACCTTTGTAATCAAATCCTAAAATAAAAATATTTCTATGTCCATGCTGTGCTGCTAGCCATAATGCTGTTGGACCACTTGACCATCCTTTTGAAGGTTTGAAAAAATTTAAATTTTGCATAGCACCATATGCTTTATTAGGATTAGTCCATACTTCGTTGTTGTGTTGATATCCTGCTTTGTTAATTTCAAGAATCATTTTTACATCTACTGCAACAAGATAGTCAGGACTAAATGTTCTGTACAATGCATTACACCCATATACAGGACCAATTTTAGACATATCATTAGGATCAATTGGTTCTCTGCTTAACCCATTGCCTAACACAAACGCATTTAGTTGGTAATGATCTTTTCTTTTTTGATTTATTGAATAAGAAACTGTCTGCGGTTTAGCAGCTTCTTTTTGAAGTTGCTTTTTCTCACTTCTGCGTTCGGCCATCAGCCGTGCAGCTTCTTCTTTAGAATAAAGAGTCTTGTCTAATTTTGCCATTAAATCCCGGCAGCTTGTTGTTGTGCTGCGATCCCATACATTTGTCTAACGAAATCTAATTCTTTAGATTGCTCTCTAGTATGTAGTTCGGATGCTTTACGGGCTCTGTTGATTTGACGTAGTGTTAGTCTAGTTTTACGCTTGTCATCAGGATCAACAACAGATGTATCATACTCTGGCTCATAACCATTGTCTGTTGTTGGTTCTAGTGTTTCTTTGTCGAAATAAAATAACTCACGTAATATCATAATAATATTTATGCCTTATATTGTTTGTTCGGTTGGTTGAGCTGCTGGTGCTCCTCCAAGGTCTCCGCCTGTTGCTGTTTCAGGTGGTGCGCCTTCTCCGCCTTCTACAGGCTCTTCGCCTGTATCAGCTATATCTTCTGCTCCGTCAATATCTGCACTAATACCTGCGCTACTAATGCCTGCTGATCTCATTTCTCCTGCTGCATCAGTTTGTGGTGCTTGTAAAGTTTCGTCATTTTCTTCACGCCATAGTCTTTCGTTTTCTGCAATTTCCTCTGCGCTCATTCCTAAGAAGCGAGAAAGTGCAAATCTATTTGAAATATACGGTATAGCACTCATTTGTGTAAATGTTGGAACTCTACTGTTGTCTAGTTCTGCTTGTCTATAACTTGCAAAGTTTTGTGGTGGATTAAATTTAAGATCAAACATCGACGTATCTATGTTTGCACCTTTTTCCATCATGTAACGTTTAAAGTCTGTGTCAAACTCTTCCGAAATTAATCCTTGTAATCTTTCACAGTATTTGTTAAATCTTAATTCTTGAATATATGCTGTGCCTACTCGTCCGTCATTGTAAGAGCTTGTGGCATCGTCTGCACCTGTAGGAAGATAAGAGGAAGGAATTCGCAAGCCGCGTACGAGCTTATTAGTAAAGTAGCGTAGATCATCAATTTCTCCTAGGTTAGTACCTCCTGGCAATGTTTCAACTTTAGAGCCTCTACCTTCCGCGGTCTGTGGGAAGAAATAGTCTTCGTTGATTGACAGAGGATTGTATGACGAGTCTATGACATTCTGACCGCCCCCTGTCTGCGATGGGATCCTTCTTTGATGGATTTCCGTCTTTACTCTTTCAACAAACTGCATCGCTAGGTGCGATGGCATGTTGCCCACATCAACGTAGAATACTCTGCGCTCTGGCGCACGTTGGACACGATAGATAATAATCGCATCTTCAAGCAGTTCTTTCTGCTTATAAACTTTGAAAATACTTTCTAGTAGAGAATTACCAAATGGATAATTGTTATCTAATCCTTCTGATAACGATAAGTGAATAACATGTTTTGCATCAATGGCCATTTCACCATCTTCAACAGAATATCTACTACCAGCTAGTTGAGGAGAATTGCCAACCATTCCTCTAACGCCGCCTTGTAGGTATCCGCTACCACCACCTGTAATGTTTCCATTAGTTTGGTGTGGTGTTGTTGCAACCATTTCTTTAAAATTTATATTAACATTTTTAATAATGTATTGTTCAGGCTTTTTGCCTTCACTTTCATTAACAATAATTCTTGTTAGATTTGCTGGATCAATATGAAACCATTTTTTAGTTTCAGGATCTCTTAAAAATATTTGATCTCCGTACTTGAATACGTTACGGAAAATACGAAACATACGTGTTTCAAAGTTTTGTAATTTGCACCATTGTTTTAGATACTGCCCTAGAATAGTAATTTCTGTGTTAGTTGCACTTTTGTTAAATTCAAATTTAAAATTTGTGTTGTTTTCTGAGCTGGCTTGCGTACAAAATTCTGCAAGGATATCAAGAGCAGCATTCACTTCTGAATCTAAATCCATTGTGTTATACTGTCCATAACGCTCTACACGATTAGGTGATCCTACATATACATCTGGAAGATATGATGAATAGTTAGTACGAGCAGGGCCAGGACTAGAAATTCCGCCTTTTGTACTAAAAGGAGAATAACTACCTGATGTATTGCTTGCTGTAGGCACTGGTGTAAAATATTTTTTCCAACTCATATTATAATCCTAAATTTTGAAAGATATTGCCACCGAGGCCTTTTTGTGTTTTCAATTGTTTTGTAGCTACACCTAATGACTTTTGCATGTTTCCTGCCATGCTTTCCATTGGACCTTTCATGCTTTCTGCCATTTCTTTCATAGGTCCTTGCATTTGTTCAGCCATTTGTTTCATCATAGGTGCCATTTGTTCTGCCATATTTTGCATCTGTGGTTGCATTTGTGTTGCCATACTCTGCATTTGTGGTCGTATAGTATTTAACATTCCTTGCAGTTGGGGAGCCATAGTCTTGGCCATTCCTTCCATCTTTGGAGCCATAGTCTTGGCCATAGATTTCATCTGAGGAGCTATAGTCTTGGTCATGCTTTCCATTTGCGGCTGCATTTGAGCCATTGCCTTAGCACCTTCAGTTTGTAATCCTTTGGCTAGATTTGTTAATTGTTCTTCAGTTAGAACTGCTTCTTTACCGTGCAACATTGCTGGAGTACCTTTGCCAAAGTTTTCTAAAATGTTGCCAGTTTTTCCAACAGAACCTGTGTCACGTTGGATAACACCTTTGATTTTTTCTGGGTCTAATCCTCGTAAAGCAGTTTTTATTTCTTCAATGGCTGCTCTTCTTGCTTCAGGAGAAGCACTTGCATCATTCATTTTAGTTAAAGACTCTCTTATTGATTGTGCTACACCTGTAGAAGACCCACCTTCTCCCTCCAACACTGTAAGTAGATTGTTTAACTTGGTCATATCAAATGGCTGGCCACCGCCTATAAACTTATCTGTTGCTTCGCCAATTCTTGCAGCAATAACTGACGGATCTACTTGGTTTAGTGCTGCTACAAACCCAACTACTGCTGGTGTAGCAAGATCTTTGTACAATCTATCAATGGCTTTTGTTTGTGTTTTAGCAGCCATATCAACTAGTTTTTCTTGTATAGCAAGTGTGCCTTTCAGTGCTGCTGCTGGATCAGGTTT